GTCATAAGAGACTTAACGAAAGCAGTTGGTACTTTTGTAACGCGGCTAAGAATATGTTCTGTAGCAGTGTTAGGTGAGTAAAGTACTTGAATACCACCTTGTAGTGCATGATCTGGGAACAACAAATCAAGGTTGTTCATTGAGTGTTTCAAAGTGTCACCGTGTTCAAATTCATTCAACACTTGACTTAGTTTGCGGCCTGAATCTTTAGCAGTAGCAAGAGCATCTTCAAGTGAGTGACGGAGTTCGTCAGTGTTGTTTGACACGTTTTGGAACGCGTTGTAGTGCATAGTGTTTCCTCCTAGGGCTGATTGTTCAATTTCTTCTTCATCTTCGCTGTTAGCAAGTTCTTCAAGAATACTATCAACTTGATTTTCAACAGCAGTATCAAAGTTTTCAGCTACTTGATTTTCAAAGTTTTCCAAAGCAGAATCAGTAGATGCTTCGACCAAGATAGCAACAGCTTCTTGTTGGTCTGGAGTTAGTGTTGACAATACATCATCAACAATATCAGTAGCTTCTCCTTCATCTGCGTGTTGGATACGGTCGAACAAGCTGATGCGTTCTTGACCTACCAATACATCTTGTGATGAGTGAATAAGTTCATTACTTTCCATAATGATTGTTTCTCCTTCTTCGGGATTTTGTGAGTGTTGTAGGACTTCGGTAATAACCGCTCCTGGATTTGCTCCAGCTACAACGAGAGATACTTCATAGATATTTCCATGAATAACGTCATTACTTGGGGTACGTTTGATACGATTAGCCCCAATAGACATGGACCAGATGTCACCATGTTGAACGAGTTCTTTAGCTTGGAGTGCAGAAGCAGTACCGTTAAAGAATCCTTGTCCATAAACTCCATCGTTTGCATTATGTAGTAACACATGACCAATAATGTTGTCTGGGTTACTATGATCGTGAGACCATACCAGAGGAACTTTTTGACCATCATTACCAGCAAAAGCACCATGTCGGATAATAACACCGTCGGTACAACGGGTGTCGTTGCGAGTTACGTAACCCGCGAAGTCATACTCGGGATGTTTGCTCATTCCATGATTTTCCTCCATTATTATTTGCCGCCATTTTGAAGATCTTCTTCGCTGTACTCAGGAGGGTAATCAGAGTAAGCTTCCTCTTCAGGGGACCCGACAGACCCAGGTATAGAAACATCTTGTCTTGCATCGGAGATGTTAGGATTGTACAATCGATCGGCCATAGGATCTTCAATAGGCCCATAACCAATAATAGCACGAAATTCGTTTGATGTAAGAATTCTGTTTCGTAATAATGAATCACCAATCGTAGCCAATTGACCTGTAGGTACAAGTTTGAAAGGATTATTATAAGTATCAATTCTATGACCCTGTGTGTAACCAGTTCTAGTGATGAATTTACGTTGAAATTCTTCTTTAATTCTGGTAACAATAGGATCAATAGTTCGAGTATAATAATTTTGCATTTGATCAGCACTAGCTGTTCCATCTAAAATAGCTTTAGTTAAACCTAGTTGTCCCAACAATTCTTCGGTTAAGTACTTAACCTCATCCATAAGATTAGAATTGATTTGTCGGTTAAGCTGAGTGATTTTTTCATCAGCACCGATATACGCAATACCCATTTTAGAGTCTTTCAACTGTCCTTCAATATCCCCAATACGAGCATTCGCTTCATTTCGTTTGAGATCATTTCGAACTGGATTGGGAAGTTGTAGGATGATATTCCATTTGTTAGAAATCAACTCCAAATCTTGCTTATCCAAAATCGAAAGTTTTTGTATCAAACGAGTCATAGTAGGATTCTCGGATCCAAGGATATTAGCTAAAGGGTTCTCGATAATAGCACACATTTTCTTTGGTACAATTATCTCTGAGAATTCTCCTTTAGCTTCATTATAAATTTTTACCCGGATTTTAGTTGGAAACCATTCCATTATTTTTCCGACACGCATTGCTTTGATATCATACGAATCAGACTCCATAGGATTAATTGTTGCCTCTAAAGGGACAGCAGCAACTACTCCTTCGTCGAATAATGAATAAACCAAATCATGGAAGAAATCTGTGCTAGATTGATCCACATTCATTTCTACTTCAAACAATCGTTGAAGAGAAGAAGTCCTTTGAACCACTTGATTTTCTTTTTCCATATCAATCTTTACATGTTGAAATTTAACCATAGATGCATCAATAGCAATACGGTTAAAAATCATGGAGGAAATTGCTGATCTAGAAAAAGTTCGAGTAGGGATTGAATTGTTTGGATTCAACGCCCTAGGTTCATTAGGAATCTGGAATACTTTTTCGGTTTCCACAAATGATGCGGAATCAGTTTTAAACATAGACCAAGCATGTTTTAGCCCATCGGTAAAAGTTCCCATAACTAAATATGCCTTTCTATCCAAATAAATCTTGGTTACGCTTATACGCAACCCAAGCATCGATTAACGCAGCAACGTTATCGATTTTCTCATCAGAACGACGTTTAGATAACTTGTAGTTACCGTTGTTGTCCTGAATTGCAACAGTATTACCCATTGCAAATTTCATCAATTCTTCGTCAAATATTAACATACGTTCCATAGCCAAATTCTTTAATTCTCCCATAGGTACAGATTCGGTTTTAGCACCCTGAATAACTTTTTCAACACCGTATTCGCCATTGTCTCGAACCCATCTCTCAACGAATTCTCTAGCATTATACGGGTCATATCCGAATGCGTAAACTGTATATTTGTGTTGGTATACGAAGTTGTATACATCCTCATATACTCGTTCCATATCAAGAATAACTCCTGGCATAACAACAAGTGTACCCTCAGAAATCAATTCATCATACTTGTTGCGCATTGCGGAAGTTAGTTTTCTTAATTTAGATTCACAAACATATGATCTAGTTTTAACACCGAATCGTCCATGACCAAGAGGAAATAGAAATGTGAACGCACAGAAGTCATCACCTTGTGATAAGTCAGCGCCCAAGGCGCATTCCAAGCCATCAAAGTTTTGAGATCTGTGTGGAATTGTCTCTTCATAAACGAAGAAGTAAGTATAACCCTCAACCGGTATTCCGAAACGTTTAGCGAGAGTATCAGAACGAGTTGCCGGTTGATTTTCGGCACGTTCTACTTCATCTCGATATGTTTCATAAGTTACAGTGGCTCCAAGATTAGGATTAGCTTTCATCCATAACTCGGGATTAGCAACTTCTCGTACATCATCCAGTCGATAATACCAAATTGATACGTGAGGGTTAAAATATCGACCTTCTAAAATATCCATAAGCTCCATCTTGATAGTATCCCCGACACCATCACGAGCAGTCCCTTCGGAAGATGTAGCGATTATGAGATAATTGTCGTTTTTACTTGCACCCTGTTGAATGGCACCGATTACGTCTTCTTTGACTTCACCAGATAGCCACTCATCGACAGATGCATACTTACAACGAAGACCTTGAAGTTTGTCTCTAGACATAGGACGAATCTCCAATAGACTATTCGTTGCAAAGTTCTCAACACCCTTCTTGGTAGATGCCAATAATTGCTTTTTGGTTAGATTTCCGGTCATTTTAGAACCTTGTGTCATATAACCAATTAGCGGACCTTTAGCCCTACTCAACGCAGTCCTGAATGGACCCATAATTTCCTCCGCCTGTTTCATTGTAGGAGCGGTAACTATTTGGTGAGTTGTAGCAGTGTCAATTAGTAGCATGTAAGCTTGCATGAATGTTGAGTATAGTGATTTTGCGGCACCACGTCCGACAATAAGATACTGTCGGTTTGTGAGTCGCTTGAATTTCTTTCGGATTTCCCACTTTCCAAGTTTTGGATTGTAGACATTATCCTCAGAAATATAGAACCACGCGAGGGCACATTCTGCCCATAATCTAAAGGACGGTAAGAGAGTTACATCTCCTCCGTCGGTAAGGGTCATTTCGTTTTCACAAAATCTAATAAACCCTTGAATCGCTTTGTCGTCATAGTAATAATCCGGAGACTCAATTAAGAAGTCAATTCGGTTCATTTCCAGAGAGACCGTGCGATTAACCGGAATTTCACCTCTCAGAACTGCTTCTTTGAACTTCATATATTCTTCCGGATAAGCTTTATTAGATAATACCATAAAAGAAAATGCCCCTAACTAAAAGCCCCAAATACCTCGAACTTTATTAATAGAATCTTTATGTTCTTCAGCGAGTTTTCTACCTTCAGACAATACTCTATTAGTGAATGGAGAATAGTCATCGGATTTTCTACGCATCAAATCATTTGTAAGTGTTTTAACACCAGAATCTACAACAGAATCCATAACAGATTTACCAAAGGCTTTAGCAAATTTGCCATGTTCTTTCTTAGGTTTACGGGTATCGGCAATTTGGTTTGCACGCCGTACTTGTTCGGCGAAATCATTCTCCATACGGAGTCGTCTTGTCGCAGCTTGTAAGTCTCGTTCTGTCATAGAATGACGTTTGTGATACTTAATGTTCCAAGCTTTACGAGCAGCTTTACTTTCTCTTCGAGCAGCTCTCGTTTTAGAATGCGGCAATTTTGATAGACCTCGTCTGAAACCCCATTTCATTCCTTTGATTCCGAAATGTTCGATTACATCGTCAGAATTGTTGGTTTCAATTGCATGGAGAAGATCTTGATCTACATCATTCATTAGATCCCTCCCTATTTTGTAAGATTATTCGATGTGCGGTCGATTGTAATGATCTTTCTAGAGAAGTTAGAATACTACCCACAGGAGGATCGAACTTCAAACGGATTGATACGAGCACATATTGCTTGACCAAACGAGCAAGATTCGGATCCTTATTAGGAATCATTGATTCCCAAGTAGCATCTTTCTTAGCTTCGAAAGTTAATTGTATATTTGTAAGTTGAGATAACTCACCTACAATTCCATCCAATTCCAATAACAATCGATCATCATATCCTGTATCTTCTTCGGAAGCGAAATCTACAGATGTCTTAATATCATTAAGAATCGTCATATAGTTCACCTACCATAATTTAGTATCTCCAGGAGATCTTTCAACATAATTCATCGATTGAACTCTACCGAATCCGTAATGAATGATATTATGTGTATTATAAGATGTTGTGATTAAAAGATCGGGATTTAGGATAATGTCTTCTCGCCATTCTAATATGTCTTCTTCAGTTAGAGGAATCATATGGTGGACTAGAGGAGGACCCTCTATTTCGACATCTTTAACACCCAAGTCGTAACCTAGATCACGAGCAATAATATAATCTCGCATATCTCTCCAAATTCTAGATTTGTAGAAAGCATTTGAAATTTCTCTAGGAGATTTGTATCCTCGATTAATGAGAGATAAGAAATTCAGTCTATCACCAAAATTATCGAAAGTCAAAAGTTTTTTATAGCTGAGATCACGTAAGTTTTCTCGGGTGTAATCATTTTGAAACATTTTATAGTTCTTCAGATGGCGCATAACCACGGATAGCCGCAATTACAGCCTCGCTGTCGCCCTTTCCTTTAACTTCGCTTTCGATTAATTCGATTTTAGAATCCGATAATTTTTTATTAGATCTCATTGCTTCGAGTTGTAGCTCACGCTCTGCAGTACCGAATCGCAATAATGCGTTTAAGGTACTTGGTGCTATTGTACCATCATCTAGCTGTTTATTTGCCAAATCGAATGCTTTAATTGTGAGCTTGTTTAGCATACCTTCCGGAGTTAATCCCGGAGATAAGATTTTTGCATCACTTCTCTTCCGTGCCATTATCAGTCACCTCGCTTGTTTGAGATTTCTGAAGACGGCGGAGTTCTTGAACGGCATGTTCAATATAGTCAGATGCTTGTTCGGGTGTAAGTTTTACACCAGTTTCTGAGGCATAAGATAATAGCTTATCCAAAGCTTCTTTTTTCTTAGAAGTATTGTTGATTAGCATATTGTCCAATGCGGTTACAATAATTAGAGCTCGCTCAGCGAGTGTGATTACTGCTTTGTTGTGAGTTGCTGCCCCGAGGTACTTAACTAGGTTCAATACTACCGGTGCAAATACGATAACTAAAGTTACCAATGTGATAATATCATCTACTGCAATTGTCATTTTTCTTTCTCCTTATTCGAAGCTCGGAGTTCCTCTACATAATCGTCAACAACACGAGAAACATAGGAGTTGTATCCCTTCTCTTTGTATTGATCGTATAGGTAAAGGATCTCACTTTCAGATAATCGACCAGAATGAATGCCTGTAATTATCTGTAATCTAAGAAAATCTCTTTCTTGATTTCTATGAAGTTCTTGAAAGCTGACGGTGAGAGCATTGATAGAGTTTTTGATGCTATCAATCTCATCGTTTTGTTTTGCTTCAAGGTTGACCCATAGCTTTTTAAAAGCTTTGATGCCAACCCCATATATAGATGCGCCGACACCAATGTAAACACCAATTTGACTAAGTACCTCAGGAGATATCAACCACATTAGTAGTGCTTTGATATGCTCTTGCATTTCATTGCTCATGGTTTATACTCCTTTGTCTATACATCGACCCCAGTTAGTGATCCCAATTTAGGACTTTTAACCACTCCGGAGAAATTTAGGAGAGGTGGGGCGATGCAAAAGGGTCGAAAAATTTTGCGACCCTCCCCCTATGGGGGTGTGAATTTATTCTTCTGATTTTTCATTTTCAGGAGTTGGTAGACGAATCGGTGTTTGTGTATCTGTACGACAAACAGTCCAAACATCTTCGATTGGACCTTCATCAATGATTAGGTTGATGGCCATAGCATGACGTTGAGCTTCTTCAACTTCATCTAACACATCATCAGTGTTACCGATGACAGCTGCTAGTAGTTCTGAAGTGAAGTAACCATTGTCTTCATCCCACTTCTTCCATGAATCGAAGTCAGAGAAAGGATTGTATGGATTGTCGTAAGTAGTTAGCATAGTGTCAACTACGGTTGTTGCTTGTAAGTAATCTTCCATAACAGTTGTCTCTCCTTTCTACTAGACTAGGTTCTGGATTGTCGAGATGCTAACGCCAAGAGCTTCAGCTACATCAGCATAGCTATGACCATTACGAATCATAGTCTTAGCTCTAGATGCATTAGAAAGACTGAGAGCCTTCTCTTCTCTAGGTGTAGCTAACTGTTTGACTCTATCTGTGTTAGCGAAGCGCAAGATGTCAGTAAGCATCTTAGTACTAACGGCACCAGACTGAATAGCTTTCCACTCATCATCCTCAATGTTGATACGAGTCTTAGCTCCATCAGCACCAGTCTGAAGACGAGCAGCAGCAATAGCTTGTTGTTTAAGCTTCTTGAGTTGGTCCTTCTGCATGTCAGGATCTCTCTTTTCAGCTATGACTTTGTTAGCTATGAGCTGTGCTTGACGTTCTCTAGGTGAGTTAGCTAAAGCAGTATTAAGCTTGTGTTGTAGAGACTCTACTTGGTCTCGGTACTTCAGTTTAGCTTCCTTGTTAACCACTAAGTTAGGAGAAGACTCAACAACCTTGTTAGCTTTGTCTCGCATCTTACCAAGGGCATTGATATAATCACCATACATGTTTTCGATGGGTGTGCCAGAACCAAGGGTCTTAGCATCCTTAACCATTTCCACAACATGATCGGTTGAAATAGTTTTTGTCTTCTTGATCTTAGGAGCAAGTCTAGGATTGGCTGCTAGCTCTTCAGGAGTTCGATCCTTATACCATGTCTCTAAAGTACGGTGCTCAGTTTTAGATCTAGAAATAAGAGTGGAGGCTCCATTTTTTATAGTGCCAGATATAACATCGTAGTGATCTTGGTACTTCTTTTTTAGAGCGGGGATATCATTTTCCCTTTCCGATCTTTTATAATCTAGATTATGTTTCTCGGCATCAATAACAACCATTGAATGTTTTACTGCACGAGCAATCTCAGATTGACTAGCACCTTTAAGAGTCATGTCAGTAATAAGGTTAGAAACTTCACCCATTGTCTTCTGCTTGATTG